TAGTTGTAGGTAATGCAGCGGTTCGTTCAGGTGGTACAGCAGGTGGTGTAGCTCCAGCAACAGATAACGTATTAATGGAAATTGGTGATGTAATGGCTGTATCAGCGAATACAGAATACTCACTAATTAACATGAATTTAAGTTAGGAGTAATTTATGGCTGACGTAGTAACAAGTCAAACTATTCAAGATGGCGGAAAAACCGCTATCTTGAAGTTTACAAACGAATCTGACGGTTCTGGCGAAGCTGCAGTTAAAAAAGTAGATGTTTCTGCTTTAGCAACTGATAGTGAAGGTAATGCTTGCACCAGTGTATCTATATCTAGAATATATTGGGCAACTAGAGGAATGGCAGTTGATATTTTTTTTGATGCTTCGACTAATGTTTTAGCTATTCCTTTGCCGGCTGATAGTACAGGCGATGAATATTATGATTTATTTACAGGTATTCCCAACAATGCTGGAAGCGGTGTAACTGGAGATATAGATTTTACAACAGTTGGACACAGTGACGGTGACGCTTACTCGATAATTTTGGTTTTAACTAAAACTTTTTAATTAATAGTCTAACTTTGTAAAGAGGACTAACATGGCAACATCTGGGACTACAACATTCGATCTAACGATTGATGAACTAATTGAAGAAGCTTACGAAAGATGTGGGCTTGAATTACGTACAGGCTACGATTTAGACTCAGCAAAAAGATCATTAAATATAATGATGGCTGATTGGGCCAATCGTGGATTAAATCAGTGGACAGTTGCACAAAGAAGTTTTACCACTATTAAAGGCACTAGCGACTATGCTTTAGCAGCAGATGTAGTAGATATTACTGAAGCTGTTATAACTAGAGATAGTACGGATATTCAAATGGAAAGAATTAGTCGTTCTGATTATTTGTTTACACCAACTAAAACACAAGAAGCTAGACCCACTCAATTTTTCTTAGACAGACAAACAACTCCTGTTGTTAAGTTATTTCCAACTCCAGAAAATTCTACTGATGTTATTAAATATAATGTCTTAACTAGAATACAAGATGTTGGTGACTACACTAATAACATGGAAGTTGTTTTTAGATTTATACCTTGCATGGTTTCAGGTTTAGCTTATTACGTAGCTTTAAAAAGAGCCCCAGAAAAAGTACAGCTTTTAAAATCAATTTATGATGAGGAGTTTGACAGAGCAGCTTTTGAAGACATAGATAGTGTCAGTTCAAGATTCTTGCCCGGTAGAACTTCAATTTAATGGCATTTGCAGCTGGGAAAAAAGCCTACGGTTTATGCGATATTTGTGGTCAAAGATATAGACTGCTTACGTTAAAAAAACAATGGGATGGGTTAAAAGTCTGTGCTCAAGACTACAGTGAAAAACATCCCCAACTACAACCTAGACATTACCCAGCAGATCCTCAGGCTTTAAGAGAACCTAGACCAGATACTGATGTAGAAGTAGATAATGGCAGAGTGTTTACAAACTTAGATAATATTGGCTCAATGATAATAGGAAACCAATTAACAGCTTCTATAGGAACTGTTACAATTACATCATGACACTAAGCGAACTAAAAACCTTAATTCAAAATTTTGTTCAGAGTACTGAAACAACTTTTGTAAATACGTTAGACGACATAATTAAAAATGCAGAAGAAAGAATTTTTGAGTTAGTTCAGTTTGATTATTTTAAAAAAATTCAATCTGGTGTGTTGACTACAGGTAATAGATTTTTAACAGCTCCTTCAGATTTTATTTTAACAAATAGTTTGGCTGTAATAGACGCTAACAATGATTATCATTTTTTATTAAAGAAAAATGCGTCCTTTATGCAAGAATATAATAAAGACATAGCAGACACTTCTTTAAGAGCTTTACCGAAATACTACGCAGATTTTGATAAAGATTTATCTTCAGCATCTAACAACGGCTCAACCTTAACTATTGCACCAGTTCCTGATTCTGACTACGCAGTTGAATTAAACTACATATACAAACCAAACAGTTTAGTAACGGATACAACTGGGACATGGTTATCTAAAAATGCAAGAAACGGTTTATTATATGCCTCTATAGTTGAAGCCTACACTTTTTTAAAAGGTGATGCGGACTTAATGCAACTGTATGAAACTAGATTTGTACAAGAAATAGAAAGACTTAAAAACAGAGCAGAAGCTCAAGGGAGACGTGATGAGTATAGGTATGATTCTTTACGTAATACTGCTACGTAATATATGGAAAAAATAAAAAGTTTAGAGGGTAGAACTGTAGCTATTGTAGGACTGGGAGCGAGTTGGTTTGACTACAATTTAGCTAAATCTCACGACCAACATTTTGATGAAGTTTGGGCAATCAATAGTGTAGCTTCAGTAATATTTCATGATCGTGTATTTATGATGGATCCCCCGTCTAGATTTTTAGATAGTGATGATGCAGGTAGTCAAACTAATAGTATTAAAAAATTTTTAATTGATCACGATAAACCTATCTACACCTGCACTGAAGATGAACGTTGTACTAAAAACTTACAGCAATATCCTATTAAAGAAATAGTTAGAGACTTAAACTGCCACTACTTAAATAATACAGTTGCGTATGCGATTGCTTTTGCACTTTGGAATAAAGTAGGTAGATTAAAACTATTTGGTATAGATTTTTCTTATAAAGAAAATTTGCATTTTGCTGAAGCGGGCAGAGGTTGTGTAGAATTTTGGTTATGTAAATGTTCAGAAGCAGGTATGCAAATTGAAGTTGCTGCTAGTAGTGCATTACTAGATACTTCTGTGCCTTTAGAAGAAAAACTTTACGGATATCACAGATTAAAAGACCCTTTGGTCCCAGTTATGCTAGAAAATCAAACTTTGAGTGTAGATAAACAAAGTTCTGTAAATAAAAAATATATGCAAAAAACAACCGGAACTTTAATTGGTAGACACGATGAACATTTAAAAGTAGGAGAACCTAAAAAATGGTAGATGAAATAACGCCAAGTGGCTTACCAGAGCTAGGTTTAATTGAAGCAAGGACGCAAAACTTTGGCGGGCATCCACCAGAATTTTGGGCAGAAAGACTAACAGAAAAAATAGTTGGTCATTCAGATGATAATGAGCCTCACGTTAAGGAACAAGCAAGAGCCTATACAAATTTAATTTACAAAGTTTGTTTGATTTACATTGAAAATGCTATAAAATCATATAAAGCTACTCTTATTCAAGAACTTATTAAGTCAGGAGAAGAAGACATAGCAAAAATTGTAAAAAGGATATAATCATGGCTATAACATCTACATTAACAACTTCTTTTAAAAAAGAACTTCTGCAAGCTACGCATAATTTTTCTACTGGTGGTAATGCTTTTAAACTAGCCTTGTACACAAGTAGTGCAACTTTAGGTGCGGCAACAACTGCGTTTACAACAACTAATCAAGTATCAGGTACTAACTATACTTCGGGTGGTGCAGCTTTAACAAAAGTAGAACCAACTTCTGCAGGAACAACTGGATTTACTGATTTCGCTGACCTAACTTTTGGCACAGCAACTGTTACTGCTAGAGGCTGTATGATTTATAATGATACTAATGGTGATAAAGCAGTAGCTACTATTGATTTTGGTGGTGATAAAACGTCAACTGCTGGAGATTTTACTATTGTATTTCCTGCTGCAGCAGCAAGTACTGCCATCATTAGAATAGCTTAAAGTTTTAAATGGCCAACATTAGTGGTTGGGGTAGAGGTACTTGGGGTCAACTTACTTTTGGTGAACCTTTACCTGCTGCAACACTTACAGGATTAACAGCAACATCAGCACTAGGTACAGTTGCAATAGACGCTGAAGCAAATGTAACTCCAGCATCTTTATTAGGTACAGTTGGTGCTCCAGTTGCTGGTGTAAATGCACAAGCTATAGCTACTATACAAGGTGCAGTAGGCACGGTAGGTAGTCTTTCCGTAGCTGTAGATGGTGAAGCTATTGTAACCCTTACTGGTTCAGGTACTGTAGGTACAAGTGCCTTAGGAACAGCTACTTTAAGTACAAACAACAACTTATCTGTCACTTTAAACGCTGCCACAGGATCTGTTGGAGCCGTTACTACAGATGCAGAAGCAAATGTTACACCCCTCGGTGTAGAAACAACAGCTTCATTAGGTGACGTGTTTTTATGGAGTTTAGTTG